AGTTAAAGCAGGCTTCTGACAGGTTACGGCTTGAAAACGAATTTGCCGATAGACTTGTGGCATCTTCTAAGTATGAAAAGACAGCAGCCGATAAGATAAATGCCAAGTTGGAGAAGATAAATAATTATACCACAACTGGTATTAGAGCTTATAACAACTTTGCTATGATCGCCAACGCTTTCCGTGGGCCCGATGAGCAACTTCCAATAGTCGGAGCCAAGAAGAAGGACGGAGACGGAGAAGGCAAGAAGAAAGACGAGTCCGGCAAGAAGCAGACAGATTCCGGAAATGACAGTTCGTCCAAGCAGAAGACTAAATCAACAGAAACTGAATCTCAGCAGAAATCTAAGCCAACAGAAATTCAGTCTCAACAGGAAGATAAGCCGAGAAAAGAATACGTTCTTCCTGAAGCTTTACGAAACGAGAAATCGACCGACTCAGGACCATCTGAAGCCGACCTTCGTAATAGATGGGCTGAAGAGGCCAATGCGGCAGCGGAGAGAGCTAAAGAAGCAAAACGATCTGAAGAGGTTAGAGAATTGGCTAACGAGTATGCTAAACAGATTGCTTTACAAGAAGAGGCAGCGCGTCGCAAGAGTTGGTCTGATGATGTTAACGAATCGCTTAACCGTGGCGCGGAAGCTAAGAGATCCGAGGAGGTTAGAGAATTGGCTAACGAGTATGCCCAGCGGATCGCAATGTTGGAAGAGGCAAGGCGGCGTAAGAACATGAAGTTCTACTAATACACTTTCAAAATGGAAAACAGTTATGAGTTTATCAAACACAGCAGTCCCTAAGTATTATGGCCTGTTTCGAGATCAGGTAATCCGCGGCGAAATTCCTATCAATAAAGAAATCGCTATGGAGATGGATCGTATCGACGCACTCATAGCTAATCCAGGAGTGTATTACGACGACGAGGCGGTAGAAGGTTATGTTAGATATTGTGAGAACGAACTCACTCTTACAGATGGCTCAGACCTTAACCTTCTTGACTCCTTTAAACTTTGGGCTGAACAAGTCTTTGGCTGGTATTACTATGTAGAGAAATCCGTTTACGTTCCATATGTAAATCGGGCTGGTGGCCGTTATGTAAATAAGCGAGTTCTCAAGCGCCTTATCAACAAACAGTATCTAATCGTAGCCCGAGGCGCAGCCAAATCGATGTATTCCTCGACAATCCAGAACTATTATCTTAACGTCGATACATCCACCACCCATCAGATCACGACGGCTCCTACAATGAAGCAGGCTGAGGAAGTAATGAGCCCAATCCGCACAGCTATCACGCGCGCACGCGGACCTCTGTTCAAGTTCCTTACAGAAGGATCAATTCAAAATACAACTGGCTCTAAAGCAAACCGAGTAAAACTCGCCTCGACCAAGAAAGGAATCGAGAATTTCCTTACAGGCTCTCTTCTTGAGATAAGACCAATGAGCGTACAGAAGCTTCAGGGCTTACGGTGTAAGATCGCCACCATTGACGAATGGCTATCTGGCGATATAAAGGAAGACGTAATAGGAGCAGTAGAACAGGGCGCATCTAAGCTTGACGATTATCTGATTCTTGCCACCAGCAGCGAAGGAACTGTGCGAAACGGCATTGGCGATACGATAAAGATGGAGCTGATGGATATTCTAAAAGGAGATTACATCAATCCGCACGTCTCTATCTGGTACTATCGCCTCGATGATATCAAAGAGGTAGAGAACCCTGATCTTTGGCTTAAAGCAAATCCAAATCTCGGCAAGACCGTTACATATGAGGTCTATCAGCTTGACAAAGAAAGAGCTGAGAATGCACCGGCCACGAGAAATGATATCCTGGCTAAAAGATTTGGTATTCCTATGGAGGGCTATACATACTTCTTCACATACGAAGAGACCATCCCTCACAGGAGACGAGATTTCTGGAATATGGCATGTAGCTTAGGCGCAGATATGTCGCAAGGCGACGACTTCTGCGCTTTTACTTTTCTATTCCCGCTTCCTAGAGGCGGTTTCGGTGTGAAAGTAAGAAGCTACATTACAGAGCTTACGCTAAAGAAGCTACCTGCCGCTATGAGGCTTAAATATGACGAATTTCTGGAAGAAGGAAGTTTAATCATCATGAACGGCACGGTTCTTAACATGATGGAAGTCTACGAGGATCTCGACCAGTTTATTGTGGATTCTTCATACGATGTTAGATGCTTTGGATTCGATCCATATAACGCTAAAGCGTTTGTCGAAAGATGGGAAGCCGAGAACGGTCCATTTGGAGTGGAGAAAGTCATACAGGGAGCCAAGACTGAATCAGTTCCGCTTGGGGAAATAAAGATCTTGGCCGAGGAGCGTCAACTTATCTTCGATCAGCAGCTCATGATGTTTACGATGGGTAATTGCATCACGATTGAAGATACTAACGGAAACAGAAAACTGCTTAAGAAGCGCAGAGAAGAGAAGATCGATAATGTCGCAGCTCTACTCGACGCTTACGTAGCATATCAGCGCACTCCGGAAGCGTTTGAATAAAGGAATTTTCAAAATGGAATACTATGGGAATAACGATTGGAGAGATTATCTCAAACTCCAGAACGAATTAGCTCATTTCGGTATAGCTAAACGTTCCGGACGATACCCTTGGGGCTCTGGAGAGAATCCTTACCATCATGGAAGTGATGCTCCCGGAAGGAGAAAGAGGAAAATCGCCAAAGCTGTATCACTCAAGTTCGGAAAAAGTAAATCCCCTACAATTCGAGGAGTTGGTCAGTACATTCATGAACATACTAATCTGGATGCCATGGAAGATCAGGATGGAATGGATGTGAGTCTGAGAGGGCTGATCAGGGCTGAGCGTCAGAAAGCCAAACGTGAGAAATTAGATAAGGCCATTAAAGAGGCCATGGATAACATTGAAAAACAAAAGGCGTATGAGGTAATAGACGAACCATCATATGAGGAAGATTTGTCACGTTATAAGAGTTATGACGAATATTTAGACGATTATTTAAAGGGATGGAGCCCAAATAAAAAAGAGCAGGATAGAAGAAGAGAGATTGTAACAAATTCGGATAACGATCTTCCCATGGAGAAGAAGGCTCTCCAGAATTTGCAAAAAGCTATAGACGCGCCTATCGATAATGTAAAATCTTTGGACGATGATAGCAAAAAGGTTTTGACGGATTATATAGATGAATTAGATAGGTTCGACGGTCTTTCTAAAAGAGACTTCGAACTTAAAAAGCAGGCAACCCAGACCCTCAAAGAGAACGAGATACGTAATAAGGTTCACTCGTTGTACAGTCTAGACGAAGTCGAGAAACTTTATAAACTAGGAAGAGAATGGTCTGATGCCTATAATTATTGGTATGAAAGCAAGGGAACTCCTGAACAACACGAACGGGCCAAAAGAGAAAAAGACAGATTACAAGAAGAAATGGATAAAATCAATAGGCCTAAGTATGAAGAATTTGCTAAATCGATAGGTGTTGATCCGAATGAAAACTACACAAAAAATAGTGACTACGCCTATGAATACTTCACGCAGTACGGACCCAGTGGAGATAAATACGAAGTAGACGGATGGGTCTTCGAATTATTCAAAGATAAACAGCGAGTAGATAAGAGGTAAATTCAAAATGCCTAAATTTTCAGATCGCCTCCAACATGCTTGGAACGCTTTCCGCTATGGAGAGACAGATAGAGTCAGGGACTACGGCCCTGGCTTTTATTATTCCCCGCAGCGGGTAGTAAGGCGGCTTGGTACAGAGCGTTCCATTGTAATGGCTCTATACAACCGAATATCAATGGATGTCGCTGCCATAGGTATCAAGCATGTCAGATTGGATGAGAACGACCGTTTTGCCGAGGAAATATCTTCCGGTCTTGATAACTGTCTGACGCTTGAAGCCAACATCGATCAAACATCACGTGCCTTCTTACAGGACGTAGTTCTATCAATGCTCGAAGAAGGCGTAGTGGCGGTTGTGCCGGTCGAAACCACGATTAATCCTACCACAAGCGGTGCATACGACATTTTATCCATGCGCACAGGCAAGATTACTCAGTGGTATCCGAATCATGTAGAGGTGGAATTATACAACGAGCGAGATGGAAAGAGGCAACAGGTAAAGTTACCAAAATCCATGGTCGCAATTATTGAGAATCCGTTTTATTCGGTCATGAACGAACCGAACTCGACGTTGCAGCGTCTTATCAGGAAACTTAATCTCCTGGATGCTGTAGACGAACAGAGCGGTTCAGGAAAACTCGATTTGATCATTCAGCTTCCTTATGTGATCAAGTCAGAAGCCAGGCGAATCCAGGCCGAACAAAGACGGAAAGATATCGAGATGCAGCTTGCCGGATCCAAATACGGCATTGCATATACAGATGGCGCTGAACATATAACGCAGCTCAACCGCGCAGTCGACAATAACCTGATGAAACAGGTCGAGTACTTAACGAGTATGCTATACAGCCAGTTGGGAATGACCGAAGAGATTCTAAAGGGTACTGCCGACGAAACAGTTAGCTTGAATTATATCAGCAACACCATCGAACCTATTATTTCTGCAATTTGCAACGAATATAGGAGAAAGTTCCTCACTAAAACTGCCAGAACGCAGCATCAGTCTATTCTTTTCTTCAGAGATCCGTTCAAGCTTGTCCCGGTTAATAACATTGCCGAGATTGCTGATAAGTTCACAAGAAATGAGATTCTCACTTCTAACGAGATTAGACAGATCATCGGTATGAAACCTTCCGACGATCCGAAGGCTGACGAGTTGAGAAACAAGAATCTTAATCAGTCAAATGAGGAGATAGGCAAAGCGCCTCCGAAAGAGACTGAAGAGGTTATACCAACTAAATAAGGAGTGAAAATTCAAAATGAGTAAGAAGTATGACTTTAGTGGCTGGGCTACTAAGAACGATCTTTTGTGCTCTGATGGCAGAACTATCAGAAGCGGAGCTTTCAAGCACTGTGACGGGATTACGGTTCCGCTTGTATATCAGCATCAGCACAAAGATCCCGCTAACGTTCTTGGTCATGCCCTCTTGAAAAATGAAAAAGATGGTGTACGGGCATTCGGTTCGTTTAACGATTCTCCGAACGCTCAGGTTATGAAAACGGCAGTGGAGCATGGCGACATCACTGCTCTTTCTATTTATGCCAACAACCTCACCCAGAGAGGTGGAGATGTGTATCACGGCGACATTAAAGAGGTAAGTCTGGTGCTTGCCGGCGCTAATCCTGGAGCTTTTATCGACAATCCCATTCTGGAGCATTCCGGAGAGGAGATCCTCGAAGAAGCAATTATTTACACAGGTCTTGAACTCGAGCACGGAGATAGTGACGAGATTGAAGAAACTATAGAACACGCCGAAGAACCAAAATCCAAAGAGGAAGATAACGAGAAAAAGACCGAATCTGCTCCTCGTGGACCCAAGGAGATCTTTGACGAGTTCACCCCCGAACAGAGAAACGCAGTTTACCAGGTCATGGCTGCTGTTCTCGAAGATGAAAAAGATGCTAAACACTACGATGAAGATGAAGAAGGAGATAACGTAATGAAGCACAATGTATTTGATACCGACATGAAGGCCCCGAGCCGCACCCTGACCCATGCCGACTTTGCTGAGATCACCAAAGATGCTAAGAGACTGGGTTCTTTCAAAGAAGCAGTTATTGAGCATATGGAGTCCGGTGTTCTGGCTCATGCAATTGGAGACATCGCTAATGAGGATGGCACTGCCCAGACCTATGGTATTGCCGACATCGACTACCTGTTCCCGGAAGCAAGAAATCTTAACACCCCGCCGGAGTTCATCAAGAGAGACACTACCTGGGTGAACAAGGTTATCAACGGCACACACCACACCCCGTTCTCTCGTGTTAAGAGCATGTTCGCCAACATCACGATGGAAGAGGCCCGTGCTAAGGGTTATATCAAAGGCAACTTCAAGAAAGAGGAAGTCTTCACTCTTCTGAAGCGCGCCACCGATCCGCAGACCATCTACAAGAAACAGAAACTGGATCGTGATGATGTCATCGATATCACCGATTTCGATGTCGTTCGTTGGATC